TTATTAGTTCTTCAAAGAAAGCATCAGGCCAATCTCTTATACAGGACATGCGTAGGGCGGGACTGCCGGTAATGGAATATAATCCTGACAGAGACAAGGTATCCAGAGTTTATGCGGCCAGCCCTATCATGGAGGCAGGTAGACTGTGGATACCAAAGAGTAAGAAATGGGCAGACGATCTCATTGAAGAACTAATAAGATTTCCTAATGCAGCACATGATGACCAAGTGGACGCCCTGACAATGGCAGTGCATTACATGAAGGAATCATGGCACCTTTCACACCCCGAAGACCCTGAAGAAGAAGAGGATCGGGTAAGCAGGGGTAGAGCAACATACTGGAATGTTTGATAAACATTTGGGATTTTTAAGTTTGTGTGCTATAATAAATGCAGGGAACAAAATTTTTAATAGGGAAATAAATGGCTACTGAAAGAAATCCATACGATACAATGCCGCAAGAAGTTGGTGATGTTGTTGCCCTTCCTATAGAAGAAGAGGCTAATGCAACCTTTGAAGTTGATCCTTCAGACGGCGGTGTCATTGTTGACTTCTCTGAAGAGACTGTAGACATGGAAGCATCAGAGTATGTTACCGAATGGTTTGGTGATATGTCTGAACTTCTTGAGGAAGACCAGCTAGATGAGATTGCAAACAGTGTAATTGAAAACTATCAGTCTGATAAAGATTCCCGTGCAGAATGGGAGTCCATGTTTGAAAGCGGCTTTGATCTTCTTGGTCTTAAACTAGAACAAGGTTCTGAACCCTTTGAAGGTGCATGCACTGCTGTACATCCTCTTCTAATTGAATCAGCGGTTAAGTTTCAGTCCAAAGCTTCAGGTGAACTATTTCCGGCAAGCGGTCCTATCAAGGCACAGATACTTGGTAAGTCAAACGCAGAAAAAGAATTACAAGCTAATAGAGTTCAAGACTTTATGAACTATCAAGTAACGGAGCAGATGCCCGAATACTTTGATGAGTTTGAAAGGATGCTGTTCCATCTGCCTATCATTGGGTCGGCATTTAAAAAGCTGTACTATGACGCAACAACCAAACGCCCCCGCTCTGAGTTTATTCCTATTGACCAGTTCTATGTGTCATACTATGCAACTGATCTTGCTAACGCAGATCGTTACACACATGTAATTTATCGAAGCCCTGTTGAGATAGCACGAGATATTAACGCTGGTGTTTATCAGCCTGTTGATCTTCCTGAACCATCATCTAATAACATTACAACTTTTGCAGAGAAGATGGATACAATCATTGGGTTGTCTCCCTCCTCTGACAACGATCCTCAGTACGTGCTGCTGGAACAGCACTGCTATCTTGACATAGAAGAGGAAGACTTTCCTCTTCCCTATATTGTTACTGTTGAGAGTCAGTCTCGACAGATACTAAGCATTCGTAGAAACTACAACCAAGATGATCCAAACAAAGAAAAGATAGAACATTTTGTTCACTATAGGTTTGTACCGGGTTTTGGTTTTTACGGTCTTGGCCTTATACACTTTCTTGGTAATTTGACTATGAGTGCTACTGCGGCAATGCGTTCGCTGATAGATGCAGGGCAGTTTGCAAATCTACCGGGAGGGTTTAAGGCTAAAGGAGTAAGGATGGTTGGCGACAACGAACCTATTGCTCCCGGCGAGTTCAAGGAGGTTGAGGCAACTGGTATAGATTTATCAAAGGCTATTGTTCCCCTCCCTTATAAGGAGCCTTCCTCTACTCTATTCCAGATGTTGAATTTCGTAGCTACTGCTGGACAGAAGTTTGCGGACAGCACGGAGCAAGTTATCTCTGATGCTGCCTCCTATGGACCCGTTGGCACCACTATGGCCTTGCTTGAAGCAAGCAGTAAATTTTTCTCCGCAATCCATAAACGGCTTCACAAGTCTCAAAAAGACGAGTTCCGTATTCTTGCACGGATTGACTATGACTATCTTCCCGCTGAATATCCTTATGATGTTCCATATGAAGATCGTAGTGTATTTAAGAATGACTTTGACGGACGTGTAGATATTATTCCGGTATCTGATCCTAACATTCCATCTAATGCACACCGCATGATGATGGCAAACATGGCACTGCAAATGGCGCAGCAGTCTCCTCCCGGTATGTTTAATCTAGAGGAACTGAACAGAACAATTCTTAATGCAGCCAACATGCCTAATGTTGATCAGATACTTCCACCGAAGATTGAGCCTAAACCGCTTGATCCTGTTTCGGATATCATGGCTGCTACTAAAGGTGTGCCTATTGCTGCATTCCCCGGCCAGAACCATGATGCACATATACAGATTAAGCTGGCATATCTAGAAGACCCGCTAAATGGTAAGAACCCAATCATGCAGCGTATTGCTCCAATACTTCAAGCAAACATTCAAGAACACTCTATCATGAAGTATCAAGAGCAGATGAATGGTGTAACTGATCAGATGATGCAGGGGGTAAGCCCTGAAGAAGCGCAGAACCCCGCTGTTGTTGAAATGGTTATGGCACAAGCTGCCCAACAAATTCTTAACGCTAATCAGGCGATGGGTCAGGCTCAGTCTCCTGAACAACAGCTTGTATCTTTGGAACAGGCAAAGGTTGAACTTGAGAAACAGAAATTAGAGTCTGATACTATGGTTCAGGCTGCTGAAATGGAACTCAAGACTAAAAAGCTTAAACTTGAAGAAGCCGATCAGATCATTGATCTTCTCAAGACTAATGCTGCTAACAGCATGAAAGAAGAGAAAGCAGAACTTGATCGTGATGCAAAAGAGCGTCTCAAGGAACTAGATATTGAAGGAAAGCTGGACATTGAAGATTTTAAAGTAACAGCAGAAAATGAAAGACAGGTTGCCCAAACAATTAAAGATATGTTAGAGGCAAGAATGCAAAACGATAAAGATATGGAAGAAAAAGCTCTTGAAGCTTTAACACAACTAGCAGTATCTCAAAGGGAGAATAATTATGATGACTAAAGGTAAAGGGTATCCTGAACATGTAAAGGATACTGGTAAAAGTTTTGGTGATGCGTATGCACAGGATATTACGGGTGGACGTAACATTCGCAGCGCACTCAACGAATGGGATGACTTCTCTTGGAAGACCTCTGATAGCAAGAAGGGTTCTAAAAAGAAGTAGATGAATATTTGGGATGAAGTGGTTGATGGGTTTAACGAAGAAATACATAAACTCAGACTTACATTATCAAATGGTTCTGCGGAGGATTATCCGCATTACCGCCAAATAGTAGGCTCCATTTCAAGTCTTGAGTGGGCCAGAGATAACTTAACTGATATAGTAAAAAAACGCATGTATATGGAGGACGACTAAAGAAATGCAACAAGTAAGTATGGGTGGTGCGATTAAAAATGATCTTTGGATTACGGATATAGACGAAGCTCCTAATCCCTCACCTTTGCCGAGTATACCGGGCTTTCATGTTTTGGTTCGACCTGTCTCGGTAAAAAGCGTAACTAAAGGCGGTATTCTAATACCGGATTCAACTAAAGATGATATGGCTTATCTAACCACTGTAGCACAAGTTCTTTCTATGGGAGATTTGGCTTACATGGATAAAGATAAGTTTCCTTCTGGAGCATGGTGTAACGTAGGAGATTATGTCTGCTATGGTAAACATGCTGGAACTAAGTTGTTTTACAAAGGAGTTAGACTTATTCTTTTGTTTGATGACCAGATCATTATGAAGGTAGAAGACCCAAAAGACCTCGACCCCACATTTAATTTAGGAAAAGGGTCTGCATGATTTGGGAAAAGTAACATAGTGTGATATAATATTATTAACGTAAATCGTTTGTATCGTTAGCAACGGAGAGTAAAATGTCAGAACAAGATGGCTGGAACAACATTGAAGTTCCAGAAGAAGATAAGATTGAAATTGAAATTGAACAGGATGAACCTCAAGAAGTTGAAGAAGAGCAGCCTGTAGTAGAAGCTAAAGAAGAGCCGAAAGAAGAAATTAAAGAACAGCCTCCTGAACTGGAAGGCATTGAAACTAAAGGTGCAGAAAAAAGAATACGTCAGCTTATTCGTCAACGTAAAGAACGTGAAGAAGAAGTTGAACAGCTATTAGAAACTAACAAACAACTTACTGAAAAATTAAAACAAAAAGAAGAAGAAGTTTTTAATGTTAGTAAAGATAGTCTTGAAGCATCTGAGAAACAGCTAACAGATAAGATTGACTTAGCTCGTCAAGCTTATCTTGAAGCATTTGAAGAAGGCAATAAAGAACGAGTGCTTCAAGCACAAGAAATGCTTAATGATGCTCAAGCTGATTTAAAGAATGTAACTTCAGTAAAGTCTCGTTACTCTGAAGAATATTCCGAGCCTGTTCAGCAAGAAGCGCCTGCCCCTGCACCAAGACGCAGAGATAGACGTGCGGAAGAATGGGCAAGTAACAACGAGTGGTTTGGTCAAGACAAAGTTATGACCGCCGCTGCTTTGGCGATTGATGCCGATCTAAAGGAGCAAGGATATGATCCAGATGATGAAGACTTTTATGAAGAAGTTAATAACAGGATTCAAGAAGCCTTTCCACACAGGTTTGGAGAGGTTCAAGAACGTGTGCAGGAAAACACGAGTAAACCTGCTCAAGTGGTGTCGGGGGCTTCACGCTCGTCTCCGAACTCAAATAAGAAGATTAAACTTTCTAAAGAAGATGTAAATCTTGCTAATAAATGGGGTATCCCACTTGAAAAGTATGCCGCCGAAAAGCTGAAGGTAACGAATGCTGACGGCGAATATACGAATATTAATTAGAGACGTGGAGGACTAAAATGAATACACGAAATGAATCACGTAGCAGCAATGTTCGAGAGAACAACATGCGAGAGGATCAATGGACCTTTGAGGAGCCTAATGCTCTTGAGATACCAGACTCGGTGAAAGCCCGGTTTGATTCTGAGGGAATGGCTTATCGGTGGATACGTATATCTGTCAGAGGTGTCGATGATATACTCAATGTTGGGAAAAGACTTCAGGAAGGTTGGGAACTTGTCAACCCTGATGAAGTTCCCGAACTTGCAATTTCATCTTCCGTGAGAGATGAGGGCCGGTATAAAGGTGCAGTCTGTCGTGGGGATTTGGCGTTAGCCAAAATGCCAGCCGGTAAAGTTAAGGCAAAGAGGACGTTTTACGAGAACAAAGCTAATGCTCAAATGGATGCTGTAAATGCTCAATTGATGAAAAACTCTGACTCTCGTATGCCTATTACGAACTCTAGCCGTTCAGTTACAACACGAGGAAGACAACCGTTCTTTCAGGACTAACTTCCTCACAACTAAGGAGATGAAACATGTCTACTACTAAAGCATTTCGTGGTTTCATTCCTGCTCGTAAAAAAGGTGGCGGCTACAATAATGAAGCTGTGACC